TCATAAGAATCAGGTGTGTCTGTAAGTCCAGAAAAAGTGGTAACACACTCTGGAATAGCATCAACTTGTGTTTGTAAAGTACCTGAAGTGGTATCTATCTTGGTGTCTAAAACATCAGTAACAGTATCAGTAGAAAACAGATGTTCAGCACTATCTTCAGTCTTGTAGCAGATCCCACCATCTCCTTTTGTATAAATCGTTGTTTTTCCTACTGGTGGTGCAGGTGGAGCATCACCATTAAGAATTATAATTTGCCCACTTGTAGCCATAATATTCTCCTATTAAAAAACAAAAAATTGCTAATACAAATTTTTTTTACAAATCCTCGTTTTCTACGCCAAGTCTATCAACTACAAAATGAAAAACATTAGATAGTCTGTGTACCATAATACCTAAAACAAACCAATCTATAAATACTGAAACAATTCTAACATCATTTAATAAAAATAAACTAGCTCCGATCCCTATCCACACAGACATGCAGTAACCACAATCTAAAATATTATGTATAAACTCAAAAAACTTGTTATTTTTCCTATCAAAAAACCATCTTCTAACAGGAATAAATATCAAAGACTTAGTAATAATCTGTGTTAAAGCCTCAGTAAGAATAACTGCTATTATTATTTTAAAAAGTATCCAAATCATAGTTATTCTTTATGATGTGCCCCGCAGCTATCATAAATAGATACGGGACACATAAATTCACATAAAAACAATATTATAAACTCCTATCAATAACACCCATGCCAAGCATTCTACTATCTAGACATGCAAAACCAAGTTCGGCCCAACCAAAGAAACCTTGTTTTTGTACTCTCAATAGAGTTGGGTCATCATAAGCCTGATATTCCTTACGAATAGGCATAACTAGTGAGTCATTCGAACTTAGATCAAAACCAATAACCTGAGTTTCGCCTAGAGTGCCAACAGTTCCATCAGCATTACAAACATTTCCATTATCCAAAGTATAATTATTGTAAACATTACCAACTTCCGCCAAAAATTTACCGAAAGCTGAAGTAGTTCCATTAATATTATAGAGACCAGTAGCACCTAGATGATGTACCTCATGAAGCTGTACATTCCAGATCCGTCCCATACCAGCTGCCTGGAAGATCTCTCTTCTAGTCACTGGGTCAATATCAGTGTCAGTCCACTCACGGATATCAGCTGCATCCTCAGGGGACACATAAAGATCAGTAAGAGTACGACCGATCCTCTTAAAACCTACCATCATCTTATTTATGAGTTCCTTAGAAAGGTAACCAGCACCAGTAGATGTTGGGTTAATCTCATAAATAGGGGCTGGACGAGAGCCCAAAAGGCCCTTGCCTGAAAACGCAGTAGTAGCAGCAGGTATAATCACTCGCCATCCACCATTCTGTTACTTTTAATGACCTCAGCTTTACCTGTTAGGCGGCCAAGAATTTCTTCTTGACTCTGTATATCTCCATACAGAACAGAACATACCATCTACTCATTGAGTAGCCACTTGGTGTTCGTTGAGAACTGGAGAAATTTTATGATACATACATTCTGGTAATATTTTTTTCAATTGATCAAAAAAATCTAAATCATCAATTATTTTTGTAAATACTATTCTATATTTATTTTTTTTCTCTTCTCTAACTGTTACTCTACTATTATAAAACTTAGAGCATATATCAGCTAAAAAATAAACTTCATCTTTAATAAAATTATCAGTACATATTCTAACACTATTTTCACAAAAATTACCGTCATCACCTATTAAAACAGCCAATGTAACTAAATCAAAACTTTCTTCTATAAACTTTTTTGGCAAAATCTTCACTCTGTCTTTATAAAATATAGAATGTAATTTAGTTAAATATGGGTGAACTCCGGTGGACATAGAACATACTCTTTGTATATTATAGTATTTCTTTCCACCTTTTCCATCCGGCATCAACGCCTTATCTCCCCGGCTTCTATTCCACATATTAGAAGTAGTGAAAGGTTTCAAATTTTTATGTTTCCATCGTAACCATTCCACCTGATCCATAGCGTGCTCTTCCCTAAATGAAGCATTCTTCAAATGAGACCTTTTTTCTAAATGGCCATCACCAAGAACACTACCTATTAGTAAACTCTTCTGAAATTCAGAAAAATCAGTGTCTCTAAGCCCACTATAAATGTGTTTAGGTTTTTCAAAGTCTATTTTATGTTTTTTTAATGATGACATAATAGTTTGTACCGATTCCCTTAATAAAGATGCTGTTTCAAATATATTACCATTATATGTATTTTTTAATAACTCTCTTTCTATTATCACAAAATCTCCATTTCTGCTGATTTTCTCTATCTATAAGATTTTTACTGTCACTTGACTAGTACTTATAGCTTAACGAGGACTTCCAGCATATTCGTGGTTTGCTTAATGTATCACTACATTAAGGAGCATTTCAACTCTTCTTCATAATTAGCGAGATCTTTAGCCGCCCTTGCAGCAGCTCTCTGAGCAATATCAATACGCGAATCTCTTGCGTAAGTAATCTTCCAATCTGCAGAAGCATCTATAGTGAAAGTAGGGACATAAACCTCTTCTCCAATCAATCTGTTACTTTTATGACCAGGAAAAACTTTCCTGGCGGGGGTGGCACTTCAACCTCCCCTCTACATATCTCTATGTAGTTCGGACTATATCTTCACCTTTAATAGGTGTTTCACATATAGTCTCTGGGGAATCTATTATTGAGTTAATTTTACCATTCTATTAACAAATGTTTTTTCGTATTCTGTTCTCCATTTACCTTTTCTATTCAACCTAAGTTTACAATATTCAGACATTAATTCTGATATTTCTAATTTAGAAATGAGATATTTTTTAGTATTATTAATTATCTTCAAAATATCCTCTACATCATTAACAAAATATCTAAATATCCGCTTCTTACAGGTCTTAAGATGATTCTTAGATAATAATAGAGAATCAAAATAGAACGATATATTATTGTCAATAAAGAAATTATTAAACATTTTATTAGCAGTAGGGTTAGAAGTAGCAACACAATAAGAAGCCGATCCGCTCTTATTTATATTAAAACTTCCATCACCATCAGTATACCCAGCGAACCAACTCCAAGATATATCATTAGGAATGTCTGAGTAAATAGGTTTAAATGATAAACATTTCCTACCTTTTTTATGTGCTTTATACTCAATTAATTTATTATACAGATTTATTTCATAATCATTATATGGAAGTTGTTTATTTTTCACATTCAAATCAATAAATCTACTACTTCTAGAAACGCAGAATTTCTTTAATAACTTAACTTCATTATATTTAACTATAGTATATGGTAACAATAAATTACATAAATCAATTACTTTAGTTATACGCGCTATTTCAAGATATCTCGGCTTATTTCTATCGGTAGTAGGTTTGGCATCACGAACATGGCCATTTATACCAAACTTTTTTATTAATAATGTGATTAAATAATCCATCGTATCTAAATCTGTATTATTTATTATTATTCTAGGGCTATAAGTAATATTATTACGCTTCCTAACACTCCTATTTACCCTAAAACAACCTTCAGCATCATAAAAACCTGCAATCCAGCTTATAATTTCTTCCTCTTTAATAGTTTCCTGCATGATTTCCTCCATGTATTATTTATTATTACGATAAGAGTAAAATAATCTTTAGAAGGTGTTCCAGCATATAGTGAAATTTAACGAAAGCATTGTTACATACCTTCAATAAAATTCTGGGCTACATCACTCTGTTACTTTTATGACCTGAAAATAATTCAGGCGGGGAAGCTCTTCGGCATTCCCTCTACATGTCTCCATGTAGTTCAGACTGTATCATCATCCATATAGGATGTTCAACATTCAGTCGTTGGGGGCTTCAATTATTTTAACTTTTTAGGTATATATTATGACTAGCGTTTAACTCCCTCAAAGCAATTGCTATTTCTATATCTCGGTCAGTAACAGGAGTACCTATATTAACCGTCATTCTATTATATACATACTCTAATAACAATTTTGCTTGCTTCTTTTTAGCCACCTCATTAGTAGCTATTACAGGGAGAGCTTTGTGTAATCTCTTCATTCCTCTCAAAGATACTTTATATCCTATCTTACCAGTATTTTTTCTTATTCTAGTAGAAATATAAGCACCTACCTTAAATTGCTCTTTTATAATTCTTACACAATTAGCTATAAATTCTTCGCTATCATTGGCTATTTCAATCGACGGAAAAAAGTAAAGAACCTTACTTTTGTGATGATATTGTTTAGATAACACATAAGATCCGTCGCTATTTATAGCACCTATTAACCATCCTAAATCAAATAATTGGTTGCCACCTGGTTGTCTCATATCAGTCATATTTTCACCTTAGTAGTAATAACTGCATAGCAAGAGTTTCCAGCGTTACAGTTGAATTTTCATTATTATGTCTCCATAATACGGGTCAGTAATTTAACCAAGCCCAGGTAATACCCAAACTGGTATCTCAAAATCTTCAGCTACCGGATACACAGCCTGAGCACCAGGACCTAATTTTTCAACAACAAAAAGTTGTCTCATAATAGATTCTAGTTCGATCTTCTGTAGGATTGGAGTTGTTATAGCAGCAGCAAAAGCTCTGTAAGCTGCTAGTCCTTCTGGCGTATCGATGTCAGCAGTAGCTCTAAAAAGCTCCATCATCTCTTGTTTCGTCATTGATTCAGCCATAATTACAACTCCTCCATTTTTTCTTAATTTTGGACGCACAAAAATAGTGCTTTAATCCAATACTAAATTATTTTTTTTTACTACACCAACAGTTTAATTCTAATTGGATAAAGTGTAGTATTTTTCATATTTGTTTCACACTTTGCAGCACTGGCACCCTTAACAACACGGGCTACAGCAACAGTTCCACACTTCTCACCGGCAGTATCAGCGGTTGCATCAGAAGCAGTAGTAGAATTAGTTACTTTTCCTCCATTAGCTGGATACAAAGTCATACCAGGTTTCATATGGAAGTCGGTATCCGGTACATTAACTACAGATTCACACATACAAATGTAATGTACAGTATCATAAATTCCCATATGACCAACACCGACAGGAACGGCTTTGTGCCCATTAATAGCACCAGTAGTATCATAAGTAGGTTGAGCAATAGCATCACTAGAGCCCAAATCACCAGGTAAAGACATACCAGTTGGATGTACACTGTGATATCCAACTTTAACCTTCTGCAACAAAAATCCAAAAGGAGCCATAGCAGCATAACTACCTGCATAACCGTAAGCCTTAACCATAGGTTCCTGATTGGTAGCAGCCTGGTACAAATAAACTACAGAACCAGCATAAGCCACAACCTGACCAGTACCAGTAGCGCCGAAAGCTATATTTTCAGCAAAGCTACAAAATTGATTCTCAACAACAGGATGTCTTGGAACAAACATAATCCTTTTTCCTCCCTTTAATTATTTAGACTTCGTAAGCGCGGCAGCCATTGCGTTACCAAGATCAGCGTACTTAGCAGAGATATCTTTACTTGGGATGATCTCTAAATTCATAGCAGCTGAAACTGCATCTCCTGGACTAACATTGACTGGCGGAGTAATAATATTTTCCTCTTCTGTATTAACATCAGAGGCCCCTGCCGTATCCTGAGTTGTATTTTCAGTAGCCACAACGCCCTCACCCTTTACCTTAGCCTTAGCTGCCTCAAGCTCAGCTTTAATAGCCTCACGAACTGAGACCAGTTCTTCTTTATATTCAGTAAACTCTTCGTCAGACATTTCTCTGACCTTAGCCAGCTGAGAATCACTATCTTTTCTAGCGATCCCTGCTTCTTCAATCTCGGACATTCTAATCTCAGCAGCACGGTCCTTATTAATTTCTTCTAAAGCTGCTTCGGTTTCAGAAATCTTCTGATTAGCCTCTTCAACTTCTTTCTTGGCCACACCGACTTCTTTTTGGGCCGCCTCTAACCCAGCTTGAAGTTCGATAGTTTTTTCATCAGAAACAGTCAATTTTTCTTGGAGATCTGCAACTTCTTCATTACTCGCCTCAAGTGTTACAGTCAACTCCTCGTTACTAACTGCCAATCTCTGAAGAGCTTCTTCAGTCTGTTTCACCTTATCAGATTCTTCCTTTTCAGAAAAAATTTGCGCGACTACAGACTTTATGTCTTCAAAAAACTTATCTTTATTATCCATGTAACGCTTTCCTCCTATAAGTTTATATTACCAACCTGACACCCATTAGGGTCTTATTTAGTCTTTTTTTACCTTTTCCAAATCCAAACAACTAGATTAAAACTGTTTTTTATGGATAATTTGGCATAGGAGCACCAGTACCCCTACAATAAATACCACTAATTGATGGGTCTTCACCCAACATCCATTTCACATCTACCTCAACACTATTAGTTCCGGTAGATTTAACAGTAATAATATTACTTACTTTATCTTTTTCTACATACACATAACCATCTTGAGTTCCACTAGAAACTGTTAGAGTAACATTGGCATAAGAAGCCAAATCGTAACCATGAAACTTAACACCACTAGCTACTACAATGTCAGCACCACCAGTCATCAAGTGGGTAGACGCCCATACAAAAGGATAGGCGTGGTTATTACCCATATTACGATAAATAACTTTAAGATTATCATCACCATTAATGCGAGTAAGTTTAGGCTTACTCCTTAAAAGTCCTTGCTGGCCAATAATTAATTGTGGCATAATTTATTCCTCCTATTATTTTCTACGATCTATTTTTGACTACCTCGTATCAAGCAGTTTTTTAACCTTACCGAGTAATTGGTTTCTTTTATCTCGCATAGCTCGGTCAGCGAGTAATTTTTTAGCATAAGACATGGTAGTTTTTCTAATAACATAAATTAAACAATCTGGGTCAGTAGTATCTCTAGAAAAAGAAGTACAAGGTCGATCATATGCAGAACAAAAATTTTCTGCTGTTACCTCTCCATTCTTATCTGTAACTCTGCGCTTAAAACTGACACAAACACCTACAGTATCCTTAGCCTCTAATTCGGATTCTTCGGTAGGAACTTGTTTTACCACATCATCTATACTAACTGAGGTTACATTATTATTCTCAGCTTCCGATTTATTATCCAGTTTATCAAGATCAAATACAATTATCTCATCTGGATCAAAAGTATCACCCTTATCTTTTTCCTTTGCCGTTTCTAAAATAACTGATGGTGGATTAGCTGGATTCTTAACAATACCACATCCAGAAAAAGTAATGTGCCTCAACACCCTTGTTATAACTCCCTCAGCTATCTCCTTACCTTCTTTGAGAACTTTACCAATCCTACCCAAAATTGAATCATCTTCAAAAGCTAACCCCAAAGCCTCTGCCTCTTTTTGGCTAATAACAAGGTCACCAACTTTAACATCATAATCCCTGTAGTAAGCCTCCATTGATACGCGCCATTGTTTTCTTGACACCTCTTCTGCCAAATTAGGAAATCTTTTCTTATAGATTATACCAGCAACAGCAATATGCATATCTTTTTGGTCTAAGCTAGCAACCTCAAGTTTAGATAATTCCACAGGGTCTAAAAGGTTACCTTTCTCATCAATAAAAACTCTCTCATAAATATGACCTATAATCTCTTCCTCTTTATGTTCTACATCCAACGCTTTATTAACAACAGTACCTTCAGCTTTAACTAATTCAGAAGGCATAAAATACGCGTGATTTAAATTTTCACCAGAGGACACAAAGATTGCAGAGAAATATAATAAGTCCAGCTGTTTGTCTTCTCCTTTTGGGAGATCAATAATAGAGGCAGCTGTTTCTCTTAAAGACTCTGTTTCTTTCTCAATTTTTATATCAGCTTCTAAAAAAATTGGCTTTTTCTCCACTTTAATCCTCCTCATTTCTCAATTTGCTAGCCTGACTAAAAAACTCAATGAATTCATTATCATCCATATCTTTAATTAAATCCTTGAGCTTAACACCAGCTTCAGATTTTTTAGGATTCTTAGTTACTTTAGTTGTTTTCTTTTGTGGGTTTGTTTCTTTCTCCCTGGTACCTGAAGGGTTAGTCTGTCCTTTAGGTCTACCACTGGAAGGTGTACCAACAGGGGCTGCTTGTACAGGTTGTGTTTTTGACTGTTGCCAAGGTGAACCAATTATACCAAAAATACCACCCTCAACCATTGGTAGCTCTTGCTCCATCTGACTTTGTTCAGCAGGAAAATCATAACCTAGTTCCTCTAACGCAGTTCTGTAACTTAGCATCCTTCTATCTACCAACTGAGCGAGAGTGTTCATGTAAAGTATAGTGTCTTTAAGCGTACCTTCATCCCATCTTATTTTAGGGAATCGATCAAAACCCATTGCCTCAGCCATTTGTTGATACTCCCTATAAATCCATCTTGTTACTTGCCGTCTTGCGTAATTAATCTCCTCCATTACACCTTTTATTAGAAGGCTAACTTCGGCTTCACTTGTATCACCAGCACCGTCCAAAAACGCTCTAGAAATAGCTAGGCCACCATTAATATCATCATTAACCTGCATATATTTTTCTTGCCCCAAAATGTCGCCAATCTCAGGTGACACTATTTTTTCAATAGCTAAAGTATGATTCCAAACAACATCAAAACTCTTGCTTGGAGTATTAAATAATTGAGATACTGCCTCCAACTCACCTTGTGTGACTACAGGGTATTCATCATTACCAACTGTTATCTTAAGGATGTAATTAGAAATACCATCTAATGTGCTAAGATCGGCCTGCCTTAAAGATTTTTTATATTCTAAAGAATCGAATACTCTAGTACTTCTAGGTTTAGCATACCTTTCATAGGGCTGTTTTCTATATGTAACAGAGCCTACTAACTTAGAGTCAAGTTGAAATTCACCACCATCTAAAGCAGCTGCTTTTAAATCACTTGGTAATGATTTTATCAAGTCTTTTTCTTCTTCAGATAGTTCCGATGATGGTTTTTGTAAGAGGTCCTTAAGTTCTGTTGGTGGGGTAAGTTTAGTAACAACCTTATCAAATAACAAATTACCTTCTATATTAACCAACTCAGGATTCAGTACTGTGTAAGCCACTGGTAGATATCCCTTAGACCACACCTTTTTCTTAGCTGCATCTTCCTTACCCTGAGTTTTACTAGTCTTTATCTTTTGCCCAGGAACAGGAGATAAATAAGATACTCTGGGTTCATATTTAGCTAAAACTTTATAAGTAGTAACATGCCCTACTCTAAAAAAATCTAGGAAAATCCACTCCAAAACTTCTTTAAAATTTACATCAAACGCCCAAACATCATAAAACTGCTTAATATTATCATCGTCTATATCATTCTCGAATCCTTTACAAGCAAATGAAGACAATAAATTAACAACAGAGCCTACTATTGGGTCTGTATAATAGTATCTTATAGCCTTCTTAAAAAGCTCTGTAGGTTCTTCATCATATGGATCTTTTTGGGCTAAATCTAAATAAGTACGATCAATAGCATCTCTTGTGATACTAGCAGCGTGTGCTCTAAATTGACGAGGAACTACACCCTCACCCTTTTCCAAAAAAGCCAGAGCCTGGTTATTGGGATTAAGATATAAAGTAGACTTGCCTGAAGACTCATCTATCTCCACCTTCTTAATTCCAGCCTCAGGAAATTTTTCCTGCAAACTAGCAGTTATTTTTTCTAAACTATTTTCCATATTAAAACTCCTTACCTAAGTACTGTACCTTCCCCAGACACAGTAGCGGTATCGTTAGTGGTCAAAGTATATTTTTTAACATCTCTTCTACCAATTAAATCATCCATAGTATATGTCACAGCAGTAGATCTATGTAGAGTATAATCCGCCTCTATCCTTGATCCAGATGATGTGACCCACCACGGAGTTCCTAAGTTATTAAAATCACTCATTTTTCCTCCTTAAAATGGAACGGAGAGCAAAGCCCCGTAACCTGTTTTGCTATCGGAATCAACAGAGAAGGAAGGACCTACGAAGATATTGTCTACTATAGGTAATAGTTTCCCTATGTTATATTCCAATGGTGTAAATACACCAACAAACTTATTACCATCATCACCATCTCCAGCCTGACCAACACCTACTGTCAGAAATCTCCAATCCATATCTACTTCTGTTCTACCATAAGAAAACACACTTAGATTCAATTGAGGAAACAAAGACTCAGTAGTAAATCCACCACCTAAAGCAATCCGAGGATTAAATCTAAACTTTTTTCCTTTAAAAGGCATCTCTTCAAAAGTAATATTTTTTAATTTTAAAGGGTACTGAATACCTTTTGACTTTTTAACAAAGTTGTTCTCTAAGTATGTTTCGGCGGTATAAGAAAAAGTACCGTTTTCATGTTCAGTTCTTACTATATTTGTATAATATTCTAGTGGATAAAAATACTGAACAAGCGGGTCTTCACCTTCCCACTCTGGATGGTATTTAACCCAACCAACAGGTAGCTTCTTACCACCTACCTTACGAACAAGGTCGTAATGCTCAAAACTTCTAGTAGCAACCTCCTTATCAACATAAACAACCTTTGGTTTAGATTCCTCAAAAGAAGTTTTTAATTGTGACATTACTTGACCCAAACTTGTTATATGGGCATTAGTTGAATCAGCATATTCTTGTGCTGACTTAAGTGCTTGTGAGTTGGACTCTTTTAATTTTACTTCCAGATCCTTGAAGCGTTGTTGATTAGCTATATTTTGAATACGCACAACACTTTCTGATATCCTTACTATTTGTGGTTCAGTTAACCCTGGGGCACTACTATCTAAAAACTTATTTATCCAACCATCAGCCTTAATATACAACACTACTACTAAAAAAATTACAAAAGCTGATTTAAAAATATCCCATAAAGAGGTCTTGAACCAAGGTTCTTTATTTATCTGTGTCTTGCTCTCTTGGTTGTCCATTTTTGTCATCTTCAGTTAATTTAGTCCTCATATAAAGTCTAGCCGTAGCTAGTGTAACAAAACCACCACCCAAGAACCCTAAACCTAAAGTTGGAGAGATCAGTGGTAAACCACTTGCTTTTACATAAAACATTCCAACCACAATGACTACGAAAAAAGCCACCATAAACTGATATTTTACAGAGGCTATGTTCCTTAGGAGCTTTTGAATCCAAAGATCCCAAAATGACCTATTAAAAATTGTAATTTCTTTTATTGTCATAACAATACCCTCCAAAAGCTTTTCTACTATTAAATAGGTTAGTTTATTATTTCTTCACCTTAATTCTCCTTTTACCTGACAAGCTAGCAGCATTAAGCCCACTGTCTGGTATTACTATAGGGGGTCCTGTAGCGTTCAAAGTTCCCCAACCAGCATTGTTAATATTATTATGTTGTCTTACCATACCACTCGTATTATATAAAATGGTAGGCCCATCTTGCTCCAGCTCTTTCTCAATAGCTCTAACACCATAAGCTGCCAAAATAGTTGCTGAATACAAATCCTTTCTTTGTCCCTTCTTCGGAGTATCAAAATGTAAATTACCACTAGAAGTTTGAGTAACTATAATATTTCTCATTTGAGATTTCAAAACATTCACATTTTCATAAGCTTTGCCTTCTAAGTCAGAAACAGTTGTTGGTGGTTCAGGGAACAACAACCTCTTATCTTCCAACAAAGACAATGTAGTAAAATTAGCATCAGATATCCAAATAGGAGCAAAGTTTATCATATCCAAAATATGTCTGCCTTTCTTTTGTTTGTTGTCTTCATTGTCCCTGCTAAGGATGGGATTTTCATCATTATACCCCTCCTCAAGAAGGTCCATAACTGCTTTACCACCACCACCCTTATCCATGAATATCCTTAGCACATTATATGCCTTACTTAATCTCTGAACCGCCAGAGTTATATCTTGTGTTGTTTTTGATTTTAGCTCTATTACATTAACTATACGATGGATATCACCAATCTTTATCAGCACTATACCACAACTATCACTACCTCCCTGATTAGGGTCAACACCTATTATATACTTACTATTAGAAACACCAGATAATTCAATAGAAAAATTACTGTTTGTAGTACACTCTTCCAACAACGAAGCTTTAAAAAATCCTTCAGAATCAGAAATCATATCTGCTTCATACTCCATGTGGTATTCAGAATTAGACATAATACGCTTAGCCTCTTTGATATTATTTTCATCCAAAAAGCCCATCGGTAAATCCCAATAAGGAACTTGCCATACTTTATATTGGCTAACCTTATTTTCCTTTTCAGCTTTAGCCATCTGACCCCAATAATCTTTCATCCTTCTCCACATATGGTTGAACTTGTAATAACCAGACGAGGTCATTATCATTTTATTAACAGTACTCTCTTCAAAATCATCATCAGTAGCCAAACCAATTTCTATTAATTTCTGTTGCTTTTCTGTTTTCCTTACATTTTCCATTGGTTCGAGGGTAGTAGCTCCCATAGGACGAACTACCATATCCAGAGTTTTATCTGGAACCTGTGCCAACTCATCTACAACTATTAAATAGAAACGAGACCCACGAATTTTTGATCCATCAGCTAGCGGAAGGGCTTCAATAAAAGAGGGACTAACACCACCAACTGATTTAAATTTTAAATAACAAGAATCTGAGCCACGAGTAGGCCTTTTCTCAGATGCTTCCCTAAGTATAGATGATCTAGCGTACAATCTTTCAACTTCTGAGAAAATCATTTTAGAATTATGTGAAATAAAACCATTAGACCAGTAACACGATTCATTCTCTACTTCAGCATCAATAGTTTCAGCAAAGAAATAATCTGATTCTTTCATATTTACGAAGCACAAGTCTAATTTTAACAATGATTTTAATTTGTAATAACCCTCAGTTCTTACCTCATATTTGTCAGCCATAGACAATACTGTCTCTATTTTTTCTTTTTTTATGTTTTTACTATTTCTTATACTTCTTGTTATATCTCTTAAAACAACAACATCTTTACTACCGTATTCTACTTTATTTTTACATAACACTGCTAATTCTTTTACAACTGGTGCTGTATTAGGTATTTTATCAGCAGAACTTGTTTTACCACTTACATTAGCAAGATAATTATTTAATTTTTCGGCTTTTCTAGCACATCTAAATCCTATTTCATCTCTATACTTAAATAAGTCAGGAAGCCCTGTTATTCTTACTTTATAAGCCTCGGCACATTTAGATGGTTTATTACCCTGTGGTAACTGCTTTATCTGTGCTTTACTACTTATTCCTAAATTAGACATTATTCCGAAATTAAGAAAACATGCTTGGACTTCTTTTGCTAATTGTAATGATGAAGTGTTTAGTGATACTTCACACCCTTTATTTTTTTGAATATAAACACAGCCGTCGGTGTCAATCAGACCAATTAAAAATTGTTTTATACATTCTTGTGAAGCCTTTTTAATTATAGCTGGTATTTTTTTGTCTAAAGCAGTAGTTTTTGTAAAACCACACTTTAATAAATAATTAACTAATTTTTTACTATTATACTCTATTTCCCAAGTATTATTTTTCCTATTTCTTCTACTTATTTTTTCATCCTTATCTACACAAAAGTACTCTCTTAGGTAATTCTCAAAACAATCTAATAAATCCTGATCTTCGTTTACAAAATCTACACGCCTCTTTCTTTTATCTTTGCTAACTGAAACACATCCGTCGCCTATAATTAACCCGAAAAAATAAGCTAAGTCTGGTGTTAACTTTTCAGGTATCTTACAATCTTTGGTTCTCAAATCACTTTTAAATCCGTCAAAAGTAGGCATTGAATCATCATCGCCAAAATACTTAAACCCTTTTTTAATTACAATATTGTCCATTCTGTCTATATCTTGTAGCTCTTTATACACCAAGCCTAATTCTTTATTAAGAACTAATATACCATGATCTACTGTACCAGCTAACTCAAATCCTTTGGTTGTCTTTATACTTCTACAAGCCCTCTCAGGATTTTTCCATTTACTCAAAATTGTGTTTTGATACTTCAGTGATTGTGTTTTAGTTACACCTTCCTGTATTGAATCGTAGAAAGTTTGAGTCGTAGTTTGTAGACCATCAGAAGTCCAGAATGTGTCGTAAGTACCTGATATTACTGATTGTCTAAATACAGGTGCAATTAGTCCCACTCTATACCCAGGGTATAAAAGGCAGCTTAAAGCCGATAGAGTACCAAGCAGAAATGTATTGTGATTTATAAAACCATTAGCGAAATAATTAGGTTCCTCCATCATATCCATCTGGAAATCATAACAATCCCCTGACCACGGTTCCACTGATTTAACAGTATCAAAATAAAAATAGGCTGATAAAATCATATCAGCCCTCTTCAATAAATCACCAGAAAGTGTAGGTTTAATATTGTATAATTCTCTATATGTTATTCCCTCCCTTCCATCGAAAAACGGAATAACATCCTCAACATGTTTTAACTCTCCACCTGTAATACAAGCACCCAACAATTCCTGTTTTTTAACCAGATTAAAACCTATAATATCTCTGAACCATAAGGAGTCATAAGAAGGCATACTCAATTCATAAACAACATCCGCAATACCTACACTTCTAAATATTGCAACTATACCAAAATTTAAAAGCATTAACTGAACTTCTTTTATTAATTTTGCTGAAGTAGAACAACACGATACAACCCCATTATTATGTACAACACCAGCGCCATCAAAATAACCCTTTAAAAAATCTGTTTGAGAAATCTTATCAGCTGTTCTAACACTTAAAGGGACAGACTTATCACAAGATAAACCCCAATCAATGCCGTAACTATCAAAAAACCATTGAAATTCTTTAAAAACTATTTCAGTGCTACCAGTTCTTTCGTCTCTATTTAGTTCAAAACTAACGCTGTTATCATAGCAGTATTTAACACAAAAATTAACTATCTGTTCATAAGCAGTAGTAACACTTATAAAGTTATTGTCATTTATTATACCCCCGCAACTTGTAAGTAGCCCAATTAGATATGAATCACGGTGGTTAATATTATTAGTACCAAATACATCCTGACCACGCTGTATACAAACATAGTCTCCTTCTTTAAAATCAGCTAACATTTTATATTCAAACTCAGTTTTATTATTTAAAATAAGAAGTGGATGGTGATTAGAGCCTTTATGCTCAAACCCATTATCGGTTATTAATTTTAGGCCAGATATTTCTTTCTCTAATGATACCCGTTTAGATTTACGCTCACCATGAGCAGTAAACAAAGATTCAGAATTGTCAATTTCTATAGTTTCACCTGGGTTTAAAAAGGAAGGAATAGGCGGTAGAATTTCTTTTAAATATACTAGACCATTTTCACTTAGTACCAAACCATCAACACTTACCGATTTTCCAAAACCACGAGAGCACACACCTATAACAAAACTACGGAACCACATATCTTCAAAAACAAGCTGCTGTATCGGAGCCAAGTCAACACTCAGAAGATCATACGCAGCTATACACGGGTTGTTTCTATAAAAATCAACTAATTGTTTTCCTTGGCCATACACTATCTCCAGGTTAATGTTATCTTTTGACAATTGTAATCCTTTCTTATTAATGCTCCTTTACATCTACATCATATCTATTACCAGTATAATTACCTCTTCTATCCAACGCTTCTTCTCTCTCAGCTTTAAGTTTACTAACTTTTTCATCAAGCTTCTGTTTCCTATCTTCATCAAATGCAGTCGCTAGATCAACAATAGAAAACCCTTTGTATTTATTTGGGTCTATTCTATCACGACGCCTAGCAGATAAATTTTCCTTTATTTTATCATTTTGCTTTCTTAATTTTTCCAAAGCGCTAGAAACATCCATCTGCTTGTTAATATCTTCTTTACCTAACTTAAGAAATCTAAATTCTAATATTCTATTCTTAGCCAAGTCTAAAATATCATCAACATCACTTGATTTTAAGTCATTCTCATCGAAATCTGCAGTATAAATATCAATAAGCTGATTATAAGTCACTAACTCATCTTCATCAAATATATCATTTACTGGAAGAATTTCTTTCAACAATTTTTTAGGTTTGGGTGGGTTTTTAGGTCTACCACTCCTACCAGATTTGCCTGACATCTTCACTCACCTCCAAGAGAGTCATACACTTCCATAGGGTCTAATTCTATCCGTTCGCACAACTCTTTAAACAACAAGAGTAACTCAGGTGTTATATTATGACTAAAAGCCTCTATATTTTTTCCGCACGGTATTTCAGTTCTTAATGTATTTCTTAATGACTTTTCAGTTAAAACATCATCTATTTCATCCAACTCCCCAAGGACAGAGTTTACCCAAGTACATGCCTCATAGTTATCACCACTACAATATCTGTTAATAACCTCATCTGACAACGGATTCTTCTTCCTAAAGTAAACTATAAGTGACCTTGATATCTTGTCTTTAGTAGATTGCTTATGTCTTTGGCCCATCTTAGATTCACTAATCGCTCTTTTACTTTCCTCGCTAAGTCTAAACCCTACAGGACGGCCTCTTCTACCAGCCATTACTATTCTAATTGAGTAACAGCAGAGAACTTACCGCAGGATTTACAAATAACCCCAACGGTAGCAGTGGTACCTCCAGTAACAGCACCACAGTTATTACAAACCAAACTTAAAGGTCGTCCTTTGGGTTTAAGTGGTTTGCTAAAAGCAAAAGGTAAATTTTTATGTTTATCAGCAATTCTACTTTCTTTGTGAATCTTAGCATTATGTTTTCCTTCTCCTCCAGGTGGTACCCACCTTCTTTGTGTGGACCCAGGTGAAAGCTCACTTGAAACATTATCTGGTATAGTAAATTTTTCTCCCATTTTATGTAAACTCCTATGCTCTCTTATACTTAACTTCTATTTCCCTTTTACTAGCTACATAATCAGATAAATAAACACACAGCTCTTCAGGAGTATACTCTTTTAGTGGTTTAAACCACGCCTTAGTACTCCATAAACCATAATGATAACCAACACTATTTCTTATTATCCCATGAGAATTTTTATCCAACAGTTGAGTAGCTCCTTGTACTTCATCAACCAGATCAGCTGCCAAAGCAGGGTGGTTTTTAGTAGTATGCCCACTTCTAGTAAGCCCCTGCTTACGCAAATCATGAATTATACATGCAGATAAAATTTGGTCCCTATATTCCTCACAACCCATAGCCCTACACAAAGCATAAGCAGTAGTAAAAACCTTTTTAGTGTGTAGTATAGTACCGTCAGCTCCTAATTCATCTATTGGGTGATATTTACCAGTAGTACTAGCCGGACAATCAGTAAAAAAATAATCCGGTGCAGAAACCACACATATCCTAGTAAATTCTCTAACATTACCGTCAAAAATAAGTTTTAATTCCTCTTCAAAAACCTCTGATTTTTCCTCCTCAGAAACCATTAAAAATCTCCCTTCCTTTACATGCGTTTAAAAGTTATACTATCAGAATCCACCCTAATTCTTTCAATTGAAACAGAATTATGATTAGGATTATAACCACCTTGTTTCCAACCAGTCCCTGCGCCAGGTTCACCATGATATCTTGCCTCATAATGTCGAGGGCACACCATTGTAGCAAACCTATCCTTTTTATCCTCACTATAAGGGTAGCGCTCTTTTCTCTTTGTCCATCTTGGTGTTCTAAATTCTCCAACTGTAATAGGCATTATAACCCTCCTTACACATAAATAACAACTCTAAACTTCAGTTGATTTCCTCTCAGAAAACGCTTTAAAAGCCTCCTCTTGATTAGTCCAAACACCAGATTTTTCCGTACCACTTTTCTTCATAAAACTCATTAAATCCATAGCAAATCCAGGAACACCATCGCCTTCCCACTCATAAGAAACAGACATATACTCATTCTCATCTACTTTAATAACCATACGAGCAGAATTATAACCATCCTTAGATGTAGAAATGTTGGTATACAACACCTTTTCAGGATCTACATTAATTACAAACATACTATCTTTCTTCTTAGCCATTTTACACCTCCAAAATTTTATTGACTCCTTTTTGCGAAGTTAGAAATACGGCTACCTCACTAGCAGCCACTTTTAGTTCAATCAAACCCCAATTATTAGCAACTTCAAAATCAACCCTATGACCATTATCCAAGGCAGTTTCAGATATATGCTGTTCGCCATGGATGGCATCTTTATCATCTCTTAAGATTCTAACATGGAACCCACCACGATCAACAACAGCATCTACTTCATTGATATGTCTAACATCTGTGATAATAACATTTTTATATTCTTTATCATCAATGATTTTGAATAAGTGGTTAACCCAAAAATTATTATAGATAACTCTAAAAAACTGACCGTAGTCCTGAAGTATCTCCCTTGGAGTCCAGTATGTTTCTCCAATAACTTCAAGTTTTTTATCAATACAAAAAGGTAAATCCATCTGCTTTTTAGGGTATCTCTTATCAGGTACTTCTTTTTCATCCCCCCAAAGCTGTTCCCAAGATAAATCAAAATCCTTTTGAACTTTTTTCTTTAACTCAGCAGCATAAGCCATTAATACATAAGGCTTACCTATTTTTTTACTAAATTCTCCAGCTAACATTTTAGCAAATGTATCTTTTCCCGAACGGCCTTTTCCAGAAATTCCTATAAACATATATTTATCTCCTAATTATTTATGAATTATGTATTTAAATTATCCAACACAATTACTCCATTTACATATCTTTTTAAACCCTTAGATGATAGACGGTCCTCTTCCCTTACAAGTTTCCTAGCATACTTTGTGAATGGTTTTATATTATTATTGAAAGCTATACATTTAAACCAGGAGTATGTACTGCCAAAATTATACTCAAATACATCATCATAAATTGTACAATTTACAATTACCGGAATATCATTAATCAACCACAGTATTAGTTTAGCCTTTAGATTGAATAAAAACTTATTCCACTTATACAAAAAACCTGCCCACTTAACTACAAAATAATTTGTCCTCTTCATAGCTTTAAATCCTTCATTTTACTTAAGGTTTTAGTTATCTCTTGTTTAAACTTCTTAGCTGACCTATCCAGCTCTAAATAGGCCTCCTCTTCTTTCCTTTCCTTTGTAATCTCCACAAATTTTACTACATAAGGATTACATTCTTTTTTTTTACATTTACGATTGTAATCCTCACACATACAAACTACATCCATACCATTAAATTTTACCCACATTTTCTTAATCAACTTCAGTACTCCAATTACTCTTTTCTATTGAGGAAACCAACATAATACACTCATCAGTTAGCCTATCCCTCTCCTCCATTAACTGAATAATATCAAGTTTTGGTGGTATATTTTCGATTATATCAGTCATAATACCTATCTTATCTTTAATTGTATTTAAAAGAGCCTTAGCATCTGATACAGACACCCTATTCTTGCCTAAACTAATAATAGTTAAATTAGCTGTGCGTCTTAACAGGATATTATAACTTCTCCTATCATCATACAAACCAAACAATTCCTTCAAAGCATCATTATAAGTTTCAA